GTCCTTCTCCAAGCCTTGACTAGCTCGATGGCTTCTCTGTCATCGGTTTCAAACTCTGCTCCACAAGAACAGGTTTCACGAATCATTTTTCGCCCAACCAGATCCAAGGAATCGGGTCGCACCCCATCCAAACTTTCTTTCCATTACAAGCTCACAAAGTCCGCATACAGGGGCTTTAGGTTCATCTTGTAGTTCGGCAACGACTTGGTCAGTTACACCGCAGTTGGGGCAGATAAAGAGATAAGTTGGCATAAGTTATCTTTCTTGTGGAGTTGTAGAGAATCGAACTCTAGTCTTACTGCTTCTCCATGAGAGTTTTAGCGCGCAATCGAATACCATTCCAACCCCTTACAGTTTCCAAACTGTACCTGTAAAGTCTATGCCCTGCTGAAGTTCGAAGCATACTAAGCCTGGCTGCGAATCTTCGCCTGCTGTTGTTCTCCACCAGTTACTTCCATTATCTAGGGTTGCTGCTTGAACCCAGAAGCGGGAAGTTCCCCTAGGGGTTGAACCTAACTCAAGAACTCTTAGATGGTGAAAGTGGCCTGATACGCCTATTGTTGCCGCGTGAACCGGTTGCTTACCGAAGGCTTGCTGTCTCCACCATGTTGGCACTTGGTCAGGTCTAGGCGATTGATGGCCATGCCATAAGCCCAGAATGTGAAAGCCATCTTGCCAGATATCGTGAGCTAAGCTCTCATCATGTTGGGCAGGTTCAAAGAACTTTATAGGCAAGCCAACTTCATGCGACAACCTAGCAAGAGTGCGGGCAATATGAATACCCCAGTCATCAGTTGCTTTACCAACACGCTGTTTGTTAACTCTCCATTGACAGTGATTAGAACCAACTGACAGATAAGTTATTGGGGCATACTTGCTGAGTTGCTTTAGAGTCTCCCAGGCTAATGATGTTGCCAAGTCAACCTGTTGCATAAGAGATAAGTCATTAGATTGAAGTTGATGCAAGTCGGCAGCATTACCAAAGTTCTCGATAGTGTCCCCAACATCGCAGAAAACAATTTGCTCAGGGCGAACTTCTTTCACTTTCTTTATGAGTTCTATCTGCGTTTTGGCTACTCGGTGTATTAGCGCATCCACTCCGCCCCTATGGTCTACCTTGCCAACTTGCAGATCACTCCACAAGATAACAAGGGCTTTACCTGTTGCAACCTGCTTAGGGGTTACAGGCTTAGTTTTCTTAGCTAGAGAATAAAGCAAGGGTAGATTGATAGTCGCGTTACGCTTGACCCAGCGAATCCTAACTGAAGTCATCCACATTGGTTCAAGTGGAAAAGGGCGGGCAACCTGCCATCGGCTAATTCTCGGCTCGCCTATAATCTCAATCTCTTCAGGGTTTATGCCGGCTTCTTTTAGAAATGCATCAACATCCGTAGGGTTATCGCCTTCAACTGCTGGCAATACAGCTATTCCCCCTGCACCATCAAATTGAACTGATGGACTCCACCCTTCAGGGTAAATAACTTTCGGGGCTGGCTGGCTTAGTCCTTCCAACATGAGCAACGCTTCTCTCTATGATGCTTTATTGCTGCATCACTGACTTTAGTTCCCCGCTTATAAAGTTCATTAGATAGCGTTTTGTAAGGCCATTCAGGGTTCATAACGGCTGTCTCAAGAATCAGCGCATCTTTATCGGTCAGCTCTGACTTGAGTGTTCTTATTCGGCAAGGGGTGTTTCTTTTAGGTAGTTGCAGATCTTCAAGCATTTCTCAACTCTATCTGCCCTTGTTCTTGTTTGTGTGAGTGTATAACTGACCTGGCAACAGTTTCAGCAACAGCCTGAATAGGTTGACCGGTAGCAGCAGCAACAAGAAGCAAGTCTGCAAGCTTGTTTTTGAAACTATCGTCAGCGCATAGGCCTGAACAGTTTTCAGTTCTCAGCAAAATTATGGCTTCATCAAGTTCTCTACTTAGCATTATTTAGAGCCTTGACCTTCCTGATACAGGCTTGAATGTATTTAGCTTTTAGCCTGGCATTGACCGCCAAAACAGGAACATCAAGATCCTTATGAACAGCCTTTAGTTCTTCATGCAAAACAGCTAAAGCAAGATACACGCCATAACTACGCCCTTTGGCGTGGCCTATAAAGTATTGCTGGCGCATAGCCTTTGGGAATAGTTTTCTCAGTAGCCGGTTAGTCTTCGTCATCGTAAATCCCATCGTTGTTTGCTGCTTCAAGAAAAACTGCCATCACAATACTTGCAACAACAGGTAAAACAACTGCCAGCAGAATAACTGCCAAAACAGTAAGCCAGATACTCATTATGGAATATCCATCGCATCAGTCAGCTTCTCCAAGATTAGATCTAGGACAGCCTGCATTTGAGCGTTAGTTATTACCCCTGAGCGCTCTAGTTCAATCAGGGCATCACTTGTTCTAGTGTGTTCATCCCTTTGACCATGAGCCTGACCTGCCTTGTAGTCTCGGCTAAAGATGTTGACTGAGTTCACCCTGGCACACTTACAGCCATCTTGACAGTTATTGCAGGTCATTCGGTACGCCCTTGCTTTAGGCCTTCAGCAAACTTGTTCAGGTGAATAAGCAAAGTATCAATTGAATCTTTTGCACCTACATCGTAAGCATCTTTAGGGATGGCAGGGAGTTGCAGTTTCTTGTAGCTCTCAACGATACTAATGACCGCTTCAACAGCGTTATCTCTTGAGCTTTGAATTGCTGATGTGATTGCATCTTTTGTTTCAGGGTTACTCATTGTTTGTCCTTTCGCAGACAGTTGTTTTATTGTTTTCAAAATCATCAAGGGTACGCAACTCAGGGCAGTTAGAAGAACTAGACTTTAGGCTCAACAGGCCTAGCATTACTAGGGCGATTGCGATAAGCAGCATAAACATCCTGTCATTCATCGTTGATCTCTTTCAAGTAAAGAACTTCAAGAGTGTTGCAATTCACGAAAACAAGTTTGCCGGTAGCTCCGCAGTTGCGGATAACATTCTGCTCTTTTAGCAGTTCGATTAGCCTGACGCGTGCGCGTTCTTCGCCTTGTTTGCGGTAGAACTCGCGTACTTGCTCAGCACTATTTGTCGGCACGATATTTGTCCTTCCAATACTCGGCTTCTTCAGCCATCAGTTCATTCAGGCGCTTATGCCCATGTCTCTCAACAAAAGTCTTAGAGTACTCTTTATCAACCCTGCCCAACGCTCCAGCCAACCAGTAACTCAATGCGCCTAAAAGTTGCAGCTTGAGTTTTAGATACAGACTGTTTCTGCCTTTAGATCTACGCCCCATGTTTAGCCCCTAAGCACTTCAGGAATCCAAGTATTAGTCCAGATAATAAACTGAGTGAAACCCCATAGAGCAAAAAACAGAATAATCGAGTTAGTTATATGCCTTCTCATTGCACTAAGTCCAAGCCTTGAAGTACCTGGTGAACTGCACGATTACGCTCAAGGAATACTGCTTGACCATAAGCGGTAACAGCATCATCCCAAACATCAAATAAGTGAGCGTGATTCACAAAATCTTTACCACAAGCAACCCAAGCTTTATAAGCGTTGACTGCATCAAGAAATAACTCTTCAGGGCTTCGCATTATGCACCTACCTTCAAACAGTTTTCTTCAATGAATTCGTGTAGTTGTTCAAACGCGTTGTTGTATTGCTCCATCGTGTTTGCAATCTGCATTTCACGATAAATCTCTAGCAAATCCCAAATTTGTTGCTTAGTCATTATGCACCAACCTTTGCTTCTTCATACTCACCAACAGCCTGCTCTAAGTTATCAATCTGATCAATGTCGAGACTGTAATAACCTGCGATTGCATACATGTTTGATTCATCAACTAATGTCAAACCATCCATAGCATTACAGCAGACAGTTTTCACGCCTGTTGTTGAGCAGTAGCAGCAGAAAGCCAACTCAGTATCAACTTCATTGACTAACTCCCAGAAGAAGAACTGCCCTAAATCTAAGTTAGGGTCTGCTTCGACTGCCTTGTTTAGTTTGTCCCAAAGTCCTTGAGACTGAACAACTGTTTCCTTGACTGTAATCATTTTTTGTCCTTTGTCCGTATCAAGCGTTTTTGCCTGATAAGTCAAGTATAGGCGCAAGTAGTAGCGCAAGGGAAGTATTTAGGACAAGTTTTTAGATTACAGTTTGGTAAACAATTTAGGGGTAATTAGAGATAGTAACCGCAACCCCAGGCTCACCAGTCGCATACTTCTTAGACACTTCAAGCCTTACAACCTGACTGTCATCCCCCCAAACCCCTTCACCTTTAGCGCTGATGCCATCCATAAGGCTGCGCAAAATCTTGTCCAAATCGGGGGGAACAGTTGGGTAAGAGCGCTTTACTGAAGGCTTACGAGTCAAATAAAAGACTGCTTCAACCTTTACTGCACCTTCAAACTTGCTTAGATCACCTGAATCCTGCATGGCCTGCTTGACTGCATCACTGACAGCTTTACGCCAAACCGGTAAGCCAGGAGAAGCTTCAATAATCAGGGGGATGTTATTGCCCGCAGCAGTCCTTCTAGTCCCAACATACTTCTTAGAGCCTTGCGGTCTAGGCTCAAACCCAAAAACAGTGAAACTGAAACTATCTCTTGCCATAATAATTCACCAAAATTACCAGATACAGAAAAACCCCTATCAACGCGTTTATGGCTGATAAGGGTTGAACTGTAAACAGACTGTTTGTGAGTAATAGGCTACCCAAGAAGAAACCTATAACCCAAGGTTGCATTTAGAAAGGTAGATCAGCAGGAGCAACAGGCGCAGGCTTTGCACTCTCAGCAACAACAGCGTTGTTCACATCAAGCTTCACCTTGCGACCAGGCTTGCCAGTCTTATCTTCAAAATCTTCAATCTTCGCTGACAGTTGACCTGTAACAGTAACTTCAGTATCAACAGCCAGATTGTGTGAGACAGCAAACCAAACTGTCCAAGTGCGAGTATAATCTTCACCGGTAGCAGACTTATAGGACTCAACTAGAGACAGCCCTTGATTGCTTGCACCGAATACTTTATTTACTTTTCCTGTTACCTTGACTTGAGCCATAAGTTTCCTTTTCTATGAATGTTTATTTGTTGCTTTCAAAAGTTTAGTTGTTAGGTACGACATGCTTAGGGTTCACACAATCAGAATGATTACAGCTTCTCTTCCCAGGTAAGAATAACTTTCCATTCTCATCAATAGGCCGAAGTTTCGCATCCAAATCCCCTAAGTGTGGAGTACAGCGCAAATTGCCATATTGAATAGTTTTCTGCGGTTTAGCTCGACAGCTAATGCAAAGGAGATCCTTTCTCCCGCGTTTGTCGGCTGCAACAGCCCAAACAAAGCCACACCTGCGACAAGCAACCTGATTCTCTTCCACGATATCAGTTTAGGCTTTCGGGTAAGGCATTACAGGATAACGCAACAGGCTTAATAATTGTTTCTTTCGCTTTTTTGAAGCATTAAAATAGATATACCTGTGTTTGCGAGATCTTTCATGTTTTTGCAATCTTTCACCAAAAAACTTTTTTGCATTACTTACCCCACCAAATTCATCAAACAAGTGCCTAGAATGTTGCGAACTGTCTCCATCTAGTCGCCATTCAACATGACGATCACTCAAACCCGTATAAATCCAATTAGTAGCCTGATAAACAATCCCAATATGCTTCTGCGAACTATCTGCATAACTAACAATAATTTCTTTGTCCAAAAATCTTAAACTATTACCAATGAGAAACGATTCGCCATTTTTGGGAACTAAATCATCAACCCAAAGCCTAGTGAGCTCATAAACATTTTTTGCTTCAATAACTCCACAGATTCCCTTAACTAAAGCATTGGAAGCAGGTGTTCCGTAAACTACTACACCCAAACAAGTAATCGCATCATCTTTATGAAACAAACCAAAAGCCATAGAACAAGGAGCTTTGCGATGTAAATAATGATTAGCAACAACTATTTCCATAGCTTGCGAATAACTGATGCGCTCAATGTAATAATTTTCTAGCATCAGTGTAATTCTTTTACTCTCGAATAAGCCCCATCAAACACCTGGTCAAAAGCACCGGTTGCACCATGCCTATTCTTGACCACATCAAAAGTAATAAGGCTCTTCATACCCATTAGCGCGCTATTCCAATCTTGATTGTTCTCTAAATCGGCATCTCTGCCCTTATCAACATCAGACTGCTTACGCGAGAGCATAACGATAACATCAGCATCCTGCTCAATCTGGCCTGAATCTCTTAGATCACTGGCGTTAGGTTTATCATCAGGTTTGTTATCAACTCGCCTATTCAACTGAGCTAAGGCAACAATAGGAACACCCAGTTCTTTGGCTAAGTTCTTTAGGTCAATGGAAATCTGCGAAATCTGCTCATACTTAGGCGCACGCGGGTTAGCAGCAGTAACAAGCTGAAGATAGTCAACCACGATTAGTTTGACAGGTTGCTTCTGCATGACTGCTAAAGCGTAAGCCCGCAACTGAGCAACAGTCTGCCCGCCACGATCACTAATAATCAACTTATTTCTAGCAGAAGAAATCAAAGCATCAATCTTTAACAACTGAGGGTTAGAGAGACTATTGCGCTCAATGTTAGACAGCGGAATATCAAGTTCACCTGCAACAGCACGATTCAACAGGCTGCTCTTATCCATTTCAAGGCTAAAGAACAACACTTCATCAGTGCGAGCAAGTTCCCAAGCAAGTTGCAAACCAACAACAGTCTTACCAACACCAGGGCGCGCACCAAACACATACAACCCCTGCTGCTTCAACCCAACAATCAAATCATTCAGCCTAGGGAAGCAAGTTGGCAAAGTTTTCTTAGGATTCCTGATATCCCTAAGCATCATCTGCAAATCAAAGCGCAAATCAGGCAACTCAAACGCTTCAACAAACTTCAGTTTGTCTAGCCTTGCCTTGACCTGTTCAATACGAGCCGAAACATCCCCATCAGCCTGCATCTCCAAAGCAAGCAGTCTCAGCTGGCGGTCAACACTCTCTTCAACAACACGAGAAACATAATAAGAAACATGCGAAGGAACAACACCGAAATCA